CCTCACTTTGCCCAGTCTTTCAAGAGCCGCAGCTTACTGATAACAACGAGTTTTTAGCGGGCGGCTTGCTTTGGTTTTATGAGGCAGGAACCAGCACCCTGTCTATTTCTTATTCTGATTCAGCCGGAACAGTTCCGTGGCCTAATCCCATTGTCCTGAATGCGCGGGGCGCTTGTGCTGGAACGATATGGTTAAAGACGGGTGATCCTTACCGCATTGTGCTTGAGGGTAGGCCGATCTATGGCCAGACTCACGGTGTTGTTATCACTGAGCATGACAATATTACAGGTATTACTAGCAGTGATGCACCTGAAGATTGGGTCCCATTCCCTGCTGCTCCGACTTTCTTATCGACCACTAGCTTTACTGTACCAGGTGACTATCGGTCTATATTTATTCCCAACAGGAAGTTACGCATCACTGATTCTGGTGGTGTATCTGTCCACAGCGTTATCAGTTCATCGTTTGCCCTGAATGTGACCACAGTGACCGTGACCGGCTTAATTGATTCGGGCATATCGCTAGTCGAGTATTCCTTCGTCACCCCTGCATCATCTCCTGATCGCTTTGAGGACGTAGTAATCAATGATGACCTCACGGTGGAAAACAACGCCGTTATTGACGGTGATCTAGCCGTGTCCGGTGCGCTTACAATTAACTCTAATCCAGCATGGACTAACGCTAATAACACGTTTGGAACATCCGTCTCCCCTAGTGCTGGTTTTATTACTTCCGCCAATGGATTCCGTTTCTACCGTGAGGTTAAAGATATTACCTTCGTCTCGACGGGCTCTACTGTATTCCTAAGTTATACTGACTCATTTTCTAGCGCGTTTCCAACAGCGTGTTTTCAAGTGCTGGCTACGCTGGGTGATTTTAGTGTGAGCTTTGGTCAATATAGCCCGATGTTATCCGTTCACAATGTCACAGTAAACGGGTTTGATTATGATATTATTTGCAGAGCCGTAGTCCCTGCCGGCACATACAACATCAAATTGACTTATATGGCTCTGGGGTACTAACATGGCATACACATTGAGCGAGAAATCATTACAGCGCCTTAATGGGGTGCATCCTGATCTAGTGAAGGTGGTCAAGAGAGCGATTCAACTGACTCCCATTGACTTCAGGATAACGGAGGGATTGCGCACAAGGGAGCGTCAGGCCTATCTAGTCAAGAAAGGCGCTAGCAGGACCATGCGCTCTCGTCATATTACTGGCCACGCTATTGACTTTGTGGCCCTACCTAACGGCGCTGTTAGCTGGGATTTTCCGCTATACGCAAAGATAGCCGCTGCCTTTAAGGAAGCCGCTACAGAGCTAGGGGTGCCGATTGTCTGGGGTGGGGACTGGAGGTTTTTTAAGGACGGTCCGCACATAGAACTGAATCGCAAACACTATCCGTAGGAGGACATTATGAAATGGGTAATAGATCAGCTAAAACAGCCGTCTACGTGGCGTGGTATTACGATGCTGGCAACATCTATGGGTATTGCTATCAAACCTGCTCTCATGGAACAGATTGTAGTAACAGGCACAGCGGTTGCTGGCCTCATTGGTGTGATATTTAAGGGATGAGCGAGTTAGTCAAAGCCATCATGGTGGCCGTTGGTATTGCGATTACTATGTACGTAACGCAACGTGAGCAGGTTTATCAGATCGAGGCTTTGGAAAAAAGCCTCGATCTGAGAGCAAAAGAAATGAATGAGGTGCGCAAAGATATCAATCTGATCCAGATAAGTCTTGCAAGGGTGTCGTCAAGGGAATGTCAGACGACTGCTCCCGGTAGGACGTGGGAGCAGAGCTTTCTGGCAAAATGATTGTGCTGCCCGTGTCGTATTGGTATACAGTGGCTGATCCCTTTGGCGTAACGATTTGAGTCATGTTGTCGAATTTGTATATTGATACTTTATCGCCACAGCTAGTGATAGTGCCGTACGTGTAACAGCTAACGCTGGCATTTGCGGCACCACACATTAACAGCAAAACTAATACTCTCATACTGCCTCCTTCTTAAGTGCACGTGCTTTCTTCTTAGCGCCTTCAATATCCCAGCGCTCAAAGATTGTTCTTAGCTGGTCTCCTGTAAAGCCAGCCATCTCAGCCATCCGGTTGACGTTTCGTTTCTCTGTCTGCTCTAAGCGCCGGGGTGTTAGCCCCGCCTTGATAAAGCTAATCGCTAGCTGTTGTTCTATATAGTTCATAGTTCATCCTGAAGTTGTAGCGGTATCTATTCTCCCTGCTGCGATCAAATGACGACATGCGGCAATCGTCGCAGCGTTTATGCTGCTCTTTGATTAGATTCTCCCTTAGCGCTTCCGGTTCAATCTCCAGCATCTCGCAATAGATGTTCAGCCTGTCAGAGCATAAAAAGTCTATCGCGTCCTCGGCGTTATTGCATATCTCCGCCTCTTGTCCTGGGCTATTGTAGTCCATAGGGGTCTGCCTAGCGTCATGCATGGCCTGCAATATAATCGCCGCTATGAGCCGCTTATACGGCCCATAGTCCTCCATTATGCCATCAGAGATCATCGGCTGCCTTTAGCAACGCCCTGCTGATCTCTCTGAGCATCTGACGCATGACGATGACGGAATGAGACAGTTCCGGGAGCTTTTCTGGGACATCACTGACAGCCTCTTGCGGTTTGGTATCCTCTTGATGGGCTAGGTTCCACCACAAGATTCCATCATCATCAGTCCATGAGATCAGCACTTTTCGCTTGGTGCGTAGATCAGCCAGTGCCTTACGGACCTTTTCACGCTTAGCGACGGGTGACAGTACGCCCATCGACTCATGATTTTTCATAGCGATGCAAACATCGTTGCTACTGGCTGGAAGGTGCATGGATCGCACCTGTTGGTAAACAGTCTCTAAAAAGCTCATATTATTGCTCCCTGCTCAATTCTATTTCTATCTCACACTTACGACGAACGCTTGTACCCAGCCTGATAGACAGCGTGTCTATCTGTGCGTGTAGGTCGTCAATCTCCTGTCTAATGCGGTCATACTCCCGCACTAGGCTCCTATGCTCAATACTCTGTTTGATCTTTGCTAAAATGCTCATAACATTGCGCCTCTAGTAATTGAATTTGCTCATGGGTCACCAAGTCAGTAATATCGACTACCACTTCATCAAACTTAATCCAATCACCATTTACTTTAACTAACCCGTCTGTGACGTATTTCACCTCTTCTATGTAACCGATACCACCCTCTGCTGGATAACAGTTTTCTGGTGGTCCAGACGTGTAAGCGGGTGTATGCGGCTCAACTTCTAGCGTACACTCAACCTGTATACCATTGAGTTCACAGGTTACAGTTTCCATACTCATTAGATCATCCCCACTACAGCGTATGCCCACAGCATAGCGATTAAGAAAACGGTAATAAAAGCGTATATAGTATTCATTTTAGTAGCTCAAATAGTTTATAAATTACGTACCCCATAAAAGATAGTCCGGCCAGCATCAAGCCCAATTGAGCGGCTACAATGATGCCAACGACCGTCCATTCTGCGAACTCTCTAAGATTCGCATATATAACATCAAAAAACTTATCCATTATTTCTTCTCCTGTGCTGAGTTCCTATCTTTCCTTTGGTGGCTAATCCACCAATGGAGCAATTCGGTCTGCGTTATCCCTGCTTCCTGATCATCATAATGCGTCAGGACTGGAAGAAACGGATTTTCTTTATACATGGCTTTTATTAGTCCACAAAGCATAGCCTCAACCCTGTCTAACTCCCGCTTGAGCGGGGGGACCTCGTTATTCCTTACATATTCGGAACTTGATCTTTCGTCATAACACGGCATGTTATTATTCCTCCCAATCAATCTCATGGTAACTGGCTGCTTGTGGTTCGGACTCTTGCGCAGCCTCTTTAGTGTCATAAATCTGGCCGCTACTGTAGCAGCCTTCCCCAGATTCATTCTTAAATCTAGCAACCCATCCCGTCTTCTTGACGTTCGCCATAACAAGGTCATACGGGCTATCCCCTAATGGAGTATACTGGCCATCCTCTCTCCAGAAAGCCATACCTCCAAGCACCGCGCCTACGACTGGGCGGTAATCTAAAACATTAAAATAAGCTAATTGTGTTACAGGCTTTCCATCTCGTGTGCAAACCGCCTCTCCAGCTAGCGCTGCCTTTAGATCAAAGGATCTCATTATTCCTCCTTAACGCGGCTGAATTGCCGCGTTAAGGAGTATTGTAAGGCCATGAATCTCAATGTCAACAAAAATTTTAACTAGGCTCAACAATTTTTGCATTGAAGCGTGAGCGCAGCTCTTCCACAGTGGGATCAGCAGCCGCGCATAAAGCAGGATCAGCCAGTATCTCCCTAGAGCTGTACACTCCTGGCCCTGACACGCCGTTAGCGACTAGCTTGCCGTCAATCCTGTACTGTGGTGGGCCATCATCATTGACCGTCATAGGCCACGGTACAAGGTCCGAATGAAGGACATGATTATCACAGCCTGATAGTTGCCAGTTATACGGGATGTCCGCACCATGAACCATGCAGCGCCATGTGCTGTTTATTGTTGGATCAGCATAAGCGCATGTTCGGCAATTCACATTCTTAGTGCATTGCGTCTGGTGGCAGAACTCCGTCATGGGACACATTTTGCACACATAGTAGTCACCTGTTGCAGCTATCGGCTCAGGCATCCTATCAGTCATAGCGATCCGCTGGCCACGCTCGATAGCGCTGACAGCCGCCTCCCGGTTATACATAACTATTTCTGTGTGTAGCCGGTCGTCATCTTTGCAAACAGCGTAATACAACGCACGATCCAGCTTTAGTCCGTGCATGTACACCTGCATCTGTGTGTAATGTATGGGCTTAGCAAGCTGTACTCCCTTTTTCTCTAGCTCATTAAATGACTTTTTATTGTGCGTCTTAACTTCCAACAGCACCTTCGCTAGTTCATGTCCCGGTAAGCCTGTAATCACCCCATCTACACTACCGGATACATGCTGGCCGAAGTCAACGACTTGTTGCTGCTGCGTCACTTTTGCGCCGATCAATCCTAGGTACCGGATAGCGGATGCTTCCTCGTCCTGGCCACGCTTAAACAGTCTTAGTAGCCTCCCGGGGAATTGCTGAGTGACCGCCCAATGAAAGGCCAGCCACAGGTAACGGTCACAGGGATGGCCGAGCGTAGAGCCACCTATATGTGGTCTAGGATTCTCTACCGCTTGTTCTAGCACGTGATCTATTTGCTCTTGTAGGTTCATGTCCATGTCCATAAAAAAAGGGGGCCGATAAGCCCCCATAAGGTCTCTACAGAGGAAGTGTAGAACTATTTAGCCCACGGAGGGGTGTTACCAGATTTAGGCGCAGCAGAGCCTAGGGGAGCTTGTGGGAGTGCTGAGGATGGTCTGCCCCAAGAGTTTACCTCGTTTGACTCGCCATATTGCTCTGACTTGGTGATCTTGACCTTGATACGCAAGACACCGCCGACTAGTTCATCGGAGTCGGAAATACGCTTGTTCAATGCGGCTGCAATCAAAGCAAGCTGCTCTTTCCCGATCTCCGCTACCTTTGGGCTGGTTGGGTGAGCAAGGTTAACGCTACCGAAAACCACGCGGCCAGCATGGGTGGGGCCAGTAATATCATAGCGTATATTGATCCTGTGGCCGCCGTTCTTGGTGGGTAGGATTTCTGCCTTCTTAATCACCGCATCATACCAGCCAGCAGGTACGGGGCTATCGTCGTATGTATGCTCTACAGCGTCTTCTGGGCTAACGGAAAAACCTAAATTTGCCATGTTTATTGCTCCTTAGTGTGGTTTGCTAATCTTTCTTGTTTCCAAGTCTAATAACCTGTCGTTCAAGTCCTCTATGGCGTTAATGCAGCCCCACATAGAATCTTCTAAAGACAGAGTGTCTCCATTGTCATCAACAAGCAAGATATTGCTTGCGTCTACACTTTCTATTTTTAGCATCTGCATGGTTGCCAGTACGCTTTGCATGAAATCAACCAGTGTGGTTTGTTTTCCTTCTTCCGTAACAAAAAACACATCTTCAGCGTTAACTTTCATGCTATGATCCTCTGCATAATACCTGATAGGTCAGGCTCCATCCATTTGTCCAGCTTACCGCTACGGTCCTTTGCTAGCCACGTGCCGTCACCTTCGCATTGTAACATGCGCACGGTCTGATTGTTGTCGTTATGCTCTACACGTAGAGCTAAGACCTCATCAAAGTAGTACGGAAGTAGCTGGCCGATTTTATTCCCCGGCATAGATGGACCGTACAGTATACGCCCCATTTCATCCTGTACCTTTTCTAGCTTTGCGCTAAAGTATACGTGCATACCGGACAAGTCTCTAAACTTGCGCACGTAGTCCTGTATCGTGTCTTGCATAACCCCGTATGCTGCGCGGGGG